ACCTTGTACGAGTGTCCGTGATTGCCGTTTGTGGTTGTCACGGAACCCTCAAGCGACGCTACAAGTTCTAGTAATTCTTTTGCTGTCATCTGCTCTCCTTTCTAGTCAAAGCGGGCAGGGGCGAGACTGCCCGCATCTTTCTCTCACACGATGGGTTACGATAGACGTCACTCGCAATCTCCTGAGCAATTCCAGACGGGTATTGCAGTCGTTTAGTATCCGCTCGCCCGGCCCGCTAAACCGCTACGGCCCGAATGTTTCAGTCCTTTTCCTGCTCGTCGCGGATCTTGTGCAGCTTGCCGATCACGTACATCAACGCATCGGGGCCGAGTTTCTCAGCACGTGCAACAATCTGGTCCATCAGTTTCGTCTCGTCCGACATTGGCATTCTCCTTACTCCTTTGGTTACATCTCGATTGTTTCGCCGCCCATCACGATCTCAAAGTCACCGTCCGGGATGTTCAACGGAATCTCGGTCTGCACGTACCCGGGCCAGACGTCCGACGCCTCGCACACGAGCAGCTGCTCGAACAGCGACCGCCACAGCTTCGCGCCCATCTCGAGATCGTCAGGCGTCAGGTCGTAGACTACCGGGCAGTACGGGGGCTTAGGCGCAACGGCGATGATCTTGCACTCGGGTACCTCGACCCAACCGCTAGCCTTCAACCCGTTCGCGTACCAAGCTTGCTGACCGTGCCAGCCCATCCGCGCCGCGTGTGCCGGGAACCGTGCCGGGCTGTTCACGGGCGAGACTTTCAAGTCGATCGTCGCGCCGGCTAGCACGTTGTCGGGCGTACCCTCGCACTCCCGATCGCCGACCTTCCACTGGATCGTCCGCTCCGCTACGCCCTTCTCGACTAGCGGCCCGGCTACGGGGTCGGAGCTCACCGCTGCGGCTACGTCGGAGGCCCGGTCTACCTCGTCGCTGGTGACGATCTCAGAGCCGACGTTGTCTTCCTTGAACGCCTTCCACGCATTGCCACGCCGCGACCCGTCAAAGACGACCGGCAGCCCGTACGGCCCCGGTCCGAACAGCGCCGCGTGTACCAGCGTCGAGAACGTCATTGCCGTCGTGGGGCGCTGCGGGTTGTCGAGGTAGTAGCGGTAGTGTGCGGGGCTCTCGCGTAACTTTGATAGCTGGGACCAGTGTAGGGGGTTCATTAGATGATCTCGTACAGCACGGCGACGGTTATTCTTACGGCGTGCTCATCTTCGCTCTGAGCCACTGCTACATCGATCGGGATCCCTTCGCACTCGTCGCTGTAGTAATCAATTCGCGATTGGAGTTCTTCCTGACCTTCGCCGCAAAATATCTTGACGTGCTTCACGCCGCCCCCCGCTCGGCCGGTTTCGTCGGCCGTACTCGAATCGCTTCCCATTCGCTACCGAACGCAGCGACAACGGTCGCATAGAGCGTGATCCGCTTGCCTACCCACGCCTCGACAACGTTGCCGTACATCCCGGCGATGGCCTTGCAGTTCGTCTTGTTACAGCACAGTTTCAGTTTCTTGCCTTCGAAACTGATAACCGGCTTGCGCTCGGCGTTGCCCTTGTCGTCCTTGATCTCACCCGCCTCCACGGACGAGATCGTGACGATTCGGTCCTTGCCTTCCAAGTCGAACGACGCTAGAAACGTCCGGTCGAACATGGACCGATAGTCGGTCTTTCCTTCGTTCATTCGGCACCCTCCCACAAGTGCGTTAGTTTACAGTCCGTAGGTCAAGTCCGGTCCTTCAATGATCGTCAGCGAGATCACGATTGCCTCCCCTGTCGTGGCCGGTAGGATCAGGGTCGTCGATGATCGTTCGATTACACGCAATCACCGCAGTCCCGCCGCCCTCGCAATCGGCGCTACACACTTGGTCGCCCGTCTCCGGGTTGGTCTGTACCTCTGCGGTGTCCGGGTCGGAGTGAGTACCGTTGTGCTCCATGCATAGCGGGTCGGTGTCGTCCGCACACTGCTGGTCCGAGTCGCAAGCACTCCACGGCGAGAGGCCGTTAGAGAAGACCGCGGGGGTGAAGTCCAGCACGTACCTGTCCAGCGCGGGGATCACGGCACCCATACGCGGATAGTCGGGGTTTGCCCTCTGCGCGGCACGTTCGATGATCTCGAGCTCGTCTTGCGTAAAGCGCGGCTCGCGTACTCCCACCGGCTCCGGGTCGTCCACGATGCAATACAGCCGCGGATTCCCAGGGCACGGTTCCCAGTGCAGACCGGCGCCAGGTAGTGCCCCTTCGTACACAGCACGAAACTGCTTGAAGTTCTGGAACGACGGGCGGCGCTCCTCCCCTTCATCATCTCCGTAGCCGGAAACGCACGGCGAGACGCAGACGAACACCAGGCAAACAAACCACGCGACTCTATTCATAGCGACCTCCATTTAGTTTCCGAGCAGTGCACCGATTGAAAGAATGAAAAAGACTCCAACGTAGGCGACGACGACGACCAGAACGGCCCCGCCAAAGACCTGGACAGCGCGGACGACCCATCCCGGGAGGGTCACGGTAACGGTCACCGACGAGTCGTCCCGTGAGATCACAGCGCCTCTCGCATCGCTTCGGACAGTGCGTCCGCTTCGTCTCGGCTCATCGGCTTGTCGGACCGGGAGCGTAGCGCGTGGACAACGGCTACCCACAGGTCAGGATCGCCTATCGATTCGCGGATGTTGTTGAGCGAGTCGCGGGCCACCTTGTCGATGCGCGGGTCGTCCTCTCGCGACCACGTGGAGCCGTCGGCGCGGATGCCGTGGTCGCGCCGTTCCTGTATCGCGTCGGCTTCGAGTTCCAATCCGGACACGTCGAATTCACTACCGGTTCCGGGTTCGCTCATCGCACAGGCTCCACCCAACACCGCCAGCCGTCCGCGATGAATAGACGCCACTCGGCGATAGCGGCCCGCTTGGTGGGGTGCTGCCCGCCGTTGAAAGTCTCACCGCGCCACGAGTATTTGACGTTCCACTTCGTCATTTCAGCACCTCGAAACCGCTTTCCGGCTCCGGTTCGATGTCAAACGGAACGTTGCTCACCGGCCCGTCATCAGGCGCCCCGTCACGGTGAGCGCACTGCTCCGAGCAGTAGCGGCCCTCAGCGTGGAGGTACAGCCGGTCCTCGCCGTCAAAGGACAGGTCGCAGTAGGAACAGTCAACCATTCTAGGCATGTTCTCTCCTTCTAAAACAGGACCGGGAGACGGAACGTCAAGGCGGGGGTCTACGCTCACGTCCCGGCCTCCCGGTCCTTTCTGGTTCCGTTGCGTAGCGCGTCGGTCAGCGCCCTTCTGATCCATTCTGACTTGGAGATCCGCGAACGTTTCGCCGCGGCCTTGACTCGTCTGAGCAGGGTCGGGGATGCGCGGTAGGAGTCGAGCTGCTTTGTCATACAGTAAGTATGACGCCACGTATGACATAAGTCAAGGGCGAATCGGGCAAACCGACCCGGCCAATATGACGGACGTTCCACGTGGAACATTCCCGGAACCGCAACGCCCCACAAGCCCCGAGAATCGACGCGAGATTCCTACGTCCTGGGGCAAGCCTGAAGCGCCGCTCTCTTGGCACGAGCAAGCCTCGCAAGCGGCCGGGGGTCTATTCGGCCGTTACTTTGATCGCCGCGACGGTAACGCTGGCGCTGACGTCGAAGTCCAGGTAGTTGTTCCCGTCGCTCTGCTTGTAGTTCCGTCGCAGCGGGATGAACTTGTGCGTCCCGGCGCCCACCGTCACGGTACGGTCGGCTACCGCCAGCCCGTCGTCGGTCCCGGGAGTGACCAGGGTCACGACGACCGCGCCGCCAGCGGCATCCACGTCAACAATCGTCCGGTGGGCAGGGTCGTTCGCGATCTGGAAGCCGTTTCCCGACCCGGTCCCGGGGACAGCCGTGTAGGTGGCGGCCGTTCCGCCGACGTCAACGTCCTCTACCGTCTTTGTCGTGTAGGCCATTAATCCCCCTTTGAGTCGCTAATCCAGTCCAGGCACCGGTCGATTCTCAGAACACACTCGGCCTTTACCGCCTCGGGCTCGGGGCACTCAAAGCACCGCGGGCAGTCGGGGCAGACCGGGGGCGCCACGCTGTAGACCGTAGCGGCGCCGGCCACAGCGGACAGGAGCGCCCCCAGCGGTACAATCACCTTCCAGTTCTCGACGGCCCAGCGGAACCACTTCCCACCCGAGCTGTCGAACGAGCCCTTACGTGTTCGGGCCGCCATTGCCCGCGATCCCCTTCGTACCGGACGGCCGCAGCGTATCGGCTCCGACCCAGGCAATCACCATCGCGCCAAGCGTGGCGGACGTCGCTGCGTCGATGTAGCCGAGAGACTGCGCCGCGGCGAGTAGCGCAGCGGCAACGGCCGTAACAATCGCTCTCTTGCTCATACGTTCCTCCCATCGGGGGCGGCCCCGTTTGGTTACTTTTCCAGCATCAGTTTGTAGAGCGCATCAATCTTTCGGTCGAGTTCCTTGATGTCGCCTTCGATCCGGCCGAGACGCTGCGTCACTTCGGGACGCGGGGCTTCCTTCATAATCGACTGGTAGAGGCTCATCCCGTCCGTCGCGGTGAACCGGTTAGACTGGATGATCGCGACGTCTCGCTTGCCGTCGTAGATCTCCACCGTGGCCCAGATTGACCACGCTAGCAAGCCCGTCAGCGCCGCTCGTACTCCCCAATCCATCCAACGGACACCGCCCTTAGTGCCGGCCCGCTTCTCGTAATCTGCAAAACTTCCCGTCATTCTATTACCCGTTGCGCCGTTGCAGTTCTGGGAATCGCTACGGGCACTTGATTCGCAGGCTACGGTCGGGTGACTGGCAATCCGAGCCGCACATCGTGCCCGCCAGGTCGCGCTGCAGTTTCGTGTGGTCCGCTGACACGAGATTGCACAACTGAGCCCCGGGCGTGTTGCACTTCACCAGCGTGGAGCAGTCGGTAAAGGTCGTATCCTTCCATGTCACGAAGCAGGACGGCGCGGCCGTCAGGTCTGCCGCGGGGTCTGAGGCGTAAGCCTTGCACGTGGCCCGTGACGCCATCGCCCCGATTGCCGTCGACTTGGCGCTACCCGTCGGGTCGGTCCCGAGCGGGGTAACAACCGCATCGGCCCGTTCGGCGGCGAAGATGTCCGCCTGGAGTTGTGACCCTTCCGGGGCGGTACTCGAGTCAGCGCCGATACTGGAGACGTAGGCGATTGCAACCTGCCCCTCGTCATAGCGCTTCGCCGACGAGTTGACGGACATCACGAGGAAGTCACCGCCCACCACAATTGACGATGGGCTAGACATCCACAGCGCGACAACTAGAACCATAATCCTCATGAGCGTGACTCCTTTCTAGTTCGTTGAGTAACCGATCTGGAATCCCAGGAAATACAAAGTAGCAACGGCCGTCGACGTGCCCGCGGCGTCTATCTGGTAACGGAAACAGAGCTGGTCGCCAGCAGCGCACGCGCCGTTGGGAGTTACCGCAGCCGACGTGGTCCGGTCGAGACCGTCGGAGCCTGTCACGTTCGCGTCGTCTATCGCAATTTCAGTGCCCCAGTTACCGTCAATCGCCTCGGTCGTGCCCCGGCATTGCGCTGCGATGTCGGAGTGCAACTGGCTCGTGTCCACGGCGGTCTGCACGTAGGACGCCCGGTAAGTGATCGTGCCGGCATCCCAGTCCTGGGGCATGTCTACGCAGCCCCATATTGTCGCAGTGTCACTATCCGCGCAGTTGATCGTGTGCATCCCCGGTCCGTTCGTTCCTATCTGAAGTACGGCGCTCGCGGTACATCCCCCTCCAGTTCCCATCTCCTGCGCGTACAAGTCGATCACGGGCGGCGCAACGTCCCAGCGTCGGCCCAGGTCGTAGCACTCGTATTTCGAGCCGCTGACCTGTACGCACATGGCCGCGGTGTTGTCGGGCATGTCCACCTTTGCCGCTGCACTACCGTCTCCTATAGCAAAGGAGCCAGCCGGGTACAGGCCGATCGTCTGGCCTGACGTGTTGAATATCCAGCGCATCGCGGAATCGTCAGGCATTCGTATCGTGTCGTCCGCATTCGCCGAAGTGACGTTGCAGATAATGCACGACAATTCTGTAGCGCCGGCCTGTGTATGTGTCGTGGAAGCCGTCACCGCGTCTAGGTCCAGCACTAGCGTTCCGTCCTCAGCGATGCTGACCGACCCGCCCGTCGTGACCAGCCCGCCGAAGATACTCAGGGTTGCGTTGCGTCCCGTCGATCCGACGGTGATACTATCCTTCACGATCTTGAGCATTTGCAAGCCGGGGATCGAGTCCACGTGCCCGCCGCCCCCGGTGTTGAACACGAAACCCTCCGTGTACCCCGTACCAACACCTGACGCCGAACCCGCCGAGTAACTCATAATCAGATTAGTGGTCGCGTCGAACCTCTGGACCGGATTGAAGAACTCCTGATCCGTGCTCACGTCGAGGGACAGTAGCCATACCACGTGGTTCGCGTCCGTTCCCTGGCCGGCCGTCATCACCGGCACCCGCTCCCAGACCTCCGACGAATTGCAACGCCAAATCTCCGCAACGTCCTCGATAACGAACGTACCGAAACCCCACGCGGCACGCGGCGCGCAGGACTCTCCTATAGTCCCCGGGGCCGTTGCATAGTGGACAACGTCATAAGGCGTCTGGGCTGAGACGATCGATGAGAGATACGCGCCGATAGCCAAGACGACCACCGCGGCCAGTGCCCCAACGCGCTGCGATTTGGATAGCTTCATTCGCTTCTCCTAATTCGGGTTGAAGGTCACTGTAGCGACACGGATCAGCCCGGACGTCCACGGGCCGGCCGGCAGGAACTCCGCGGCCACTCCTCGTGCAGGCGAACGTGTCCGCTCGTTCTGATGCGGCGCCCACTTGTGTATCTGGTCCCCGACCTCGACCATTAGATTCTCTACAAAGATCGGCTCGGTCGATAGCGTGCGGACGTGTATCTCGAAGGGGCCGTGTAGTCCGCCAGCCGGGACGGCCCAGTTCCCGGCAAACGCCCGCCACGTACCGACAGGCGGCGTGGAGATCACGTCGTCTAGTGTTGTCGCTGGGATTCCAGCCGTGCCGATCAGATCGAAAAAGGTCTGACTCGCGCCGTCGAACAGCTGCACACGTAACGGATCGGTAGGTGCCACGAAAGAAGCCACGCGAATCTGCGACGTGAACGTCTTCCCGGCCGAAAGGAAACCCGACCGCCCCTGCGAGCCAGGCCACGGGCGCTGCAGGCCGCCATACACCGCCGCGCCGTCACCGACAACGAACCCGCGGCCCTCCGTCACGAAAGCGCCGACACCCGTCACGGGTTCCCAGGTGACCTTAGCGATGGAGCCCGTGATCGCCAGACCGCCAGCGCTTCGTGTCGTCTGCGCCGCGACCTCCAGGTCTGTCCGGTTGACCTCGAGCATCATCACGTCTGCGGCCGTCGACGAGCCCGAACGAATGTCGAACGGCACGGGGAACTCGACCCAGGTTGTGCCACCATCCGACGAATAGAATCCCTTTTGGAACTCGTTCGCCGTTATAGCCTGGGCGCCCGCACTACTGGCGGACAACTTGCCCACTTCGCCCGCACCCCCAGACGTCCACCGCCACGCGTGCACGAAACTCTGCCCCTGTGCCGGTATGGCAGTAGCGCGCGTGGTGGCGTCGCCGTCCCGGCCGTTGGCCGGATTCGTGTACGCCCCGTCGCTGGCCGAACCGGTTGTCGGTGCGTTCGTCGGCGCGTAGTCCTGCTCCGGATTGACCGCAGCACCGAACGGACTCGCCGACGCTGTCCATGTCCCAGGGTTCTCCTCGAAACCACCGTCGTAGACGTTGTTTATACCGGGCGTGTCGGACGTCTCGGTCGGATCCTGTAGGCCGGGCGTGACGGTCAGTTCGTTCGAAAGTTGCCGATGCCCGTCAGAGACAAACGCCGCGACCTGGAAAAAGACAGAGACTCCAATGTCGTCAGCCTGAATGTCGTAGACGAACGACTGAGCGATATTGAAAAAGAATAGGTACCCGATCGCATCCGAAGCGTCAGGGGACGTGCCCATCGTCGTGGTAGACTTGTAGACGACATACCCCATCACCGTGGCGCCGTTCGGTACGACCGCCCACGTGAGGCGGATCTGCGAACCTACCTCATCGGCCGTGAGCGTTATCGTCGGGATGCCCGTGTCGTAGTCGGGAGGTATAGGCGCCTCGTCGGTCACTCCGTAAATGGCCGCGTCGTAGTCCTCGCACGTCAGCCGCACGAGTAGCGCATCGTCTGTTCCCAGGCCCATAGCCTCGATCCGCCGCACGCGCATCTCTTTCGCCGTGAACCCGCCGACAACCGAAGTCAGAGTGATGATGTCCCCCGGTTGCTGCTGCAACGCTATCGGACCGGCAAGGAACGTTGCGGAAGGGCCTAGGCGATGCTTCTTTCTGATGATGTCGGCGAGACGTGTCGCAACCTCGACGTTGTCCACGCCCGGCAGAGGGATCACACGCGACTGCAGCATATGAGGCGCTTCGAGATGATCGAAGTCTGTCGACAGAACCTCTTGCATAAAGTTCTGAACCGTCTGCCACTGCACGAAAACGCGATTGATGTCCGGGTCGAAGCGCTCGTCGTGCGTCAGCCACCGGAAGTCTTTGATGAGGTACCCGTCGTCGGCGCCCGTGTCCTTGTATGTCGCCGTGCTCGATCCCGTCTGCTCCGCTCGTACCTGTATCTGCCCCGATTCGTTGTACGTGATGTACCCGACGCACGTCGAGAGGATGTTGGCAATGACCTCCTCCGCTGTCTTCTGCGCGGTAAACCAGCGACTATGCGTGTAGCGCTCGACCTTTGCCGTGATCGTGTCGCCCGAATCGCCGTTGGTGCGGTCGGTCTCGAGTATCACCATCCGCGGGTGCGGGACACCTACCACGAAGTCGGTCTCGTTCGGGTAGCTCGGCCCGTTGTAGAGGACTTCCATCCCGGGCTGGAAACCAGACGACTTGTCGACCCAGTAAACCCGGCCGTCCTCCAACGTGACGGTACCCGCAGCTACTCCGACCGTGGCGACAAGCCCGTCTATCTGCGTGTCGCAGTAAGCCGCTGCCGGCTGCGTCACGCTAAAGTCGATGTCGCTCGCCTCGATCAGTCGCCCCAGACCGAACCTATCGGAAGTCAGTACCGCGACGGTGTGCCAGATCGGGTTCCGGTTGTACTGCGAAGCGACGGCAACGCTGCCGCCCGAGTCGTATGTCGTGACCTTGAGCAGTTCCGTATCGAACTCGGCACGGTCGTATGGCTCGGGCTCGCCTGTCGTCCGCGGCATCACGAAGGTAGCTATTGCGGTCCGTGAGTTCGGGTCCTGCACGTTGCTTAGAAAATCGCGGTTCTGGCTACGCGTCCACGTATCGGGATCGGCCACGTACTCCGCCTCGGTTTCCGTGTCGTCTGTACCGATGCCCCCGAGGCGTTGGAAGATGCCCAATATCTTTAACTGGTCGCCGCCCTCTGTCAGCAGCTCGTCCCCGCCCTCCTCGGTCTTCTGCCGCGGCTGCCCCTGCTCGTCACGCTTCACCGCGAACCATGCGCGTATGCCCGAGATCGGACCTTCCGATAGCGCGTAGTGTGAGACCTGAATGTTGTTTGTATGGTTCGACCACTTGGTTAGCAGCTGCTCGACCAGTACGCCCGGGATCAGCCGACGACCAAAGCCTATCGGCACGGGACGACGGCCGGTAGAAATCTGCGCCCCGTTCGCATCGCGCAACAGAACGAACCCGGGCAAGCCCGACAGCGGGAACGGTTCGCCGAACAGAGAGAAGTTCTCACCGAAGTTTCGGATAAGGTCGATGTTCAGACTGTTGACACCCTGGAAGCCCTGGTACTCGTGAGTACGCTCGCGGGCCTGGCACGCCGCGAACGTCCTGTCACACTCATCGAACGATACGGCCTCGGCGGATCCCCCTGAGACTTCCGTGTTGACCGTGATGGAATCGGGCGAATCGGCTGCGGCGGTTGCCGTGAGTCCAGTGTTCGACCCGACTGTAACTTTGATTGTCGACCCGCTTGGGAGACGCGCGAACTCGTCAACGAACTTCGCCGAATCGGTTATGAGTATAGTAGTCGTCCCGCCCCCGCCGCTGTAGACTGCGCTTGTCGTTGTCGTCGAAACGTAGTTGCAGTCCACCAGGTCGGCGAACACGTGCACGTTGCACCAGGTCGACGCGACACGTGGCGGCACCATACCGAGCACTCCGCGCCCGATACCGATAGCAGTGATCTCTATTGTGTTTGCGTCCGCTCGCTTCGGCCGCTCCATGATCCCGACGGGCAACTGTATCGAGCCCGTGCGTAGGTCCCCGTTCCCGTCCCTGGAAAGTATCCTGACGCGCAAGCGCCGGCCTGTTATCAGGTCGACGGGTGTGAGATGCTGCTCGAGCGTGTTCTCGACATTCGTGAACGATACGCGAACCTCGGGCACACGAGTACCCATGATCTGCACCACGGGAGACTGCGAGACGACCAGCGGCGTGTAGTCGTTGCTGTTCCACGTCAACGCGCCGCCGCCAGTCAGATACAGCGTGCCGGCCGCCAGTTCGAGCTCGTACACGATCGCGAACGAACTGCGCCCCTTGAGTTCCAGATCGGCCTGGAAGCCTGTCGGTAGCGTGAGGGCCACGACTACAGATCCGTCTCGATATGCGCGACACCCAGACTGTAGCGGTCCGGGCCGGTCTGCTCTATCGTCGGCGGCGAGTCGAATAGGACCGTGGTCTGACCGTTAGTGAAGTCCTCGGGGTCGAACGTGCGGCGCGAGAACTTCACCGACAGGCCCTTCTCGCGGTAGAACTCCAGCGCGACCGTCATATCTGCCCGGTCGAGCTCCCACGTCTCAAAGAACGTTCTCGTGATCTGCGGCGAAATCTCCCGCACGTAGACCTTCCCGTCCGGGAATCGCGTGCGTAGCGTCAGCGGCCCTTCGTATGCCGTGCGGAAACCCAGGTTCGGGAAACCCGGATTGTCCGCGAACGTCGGGGGCCACTCGGCAGCCATCAGATCGTACCGCGCCGACGCGCGTTGGTGAAGCCGGCGCCTAACGCTTCGGGATGGTTCTCGAAGAAACGTGTCACGCTCGCCTCGTCAACAATCGTTCCGGTGAATGAGTTGGTTATCGTTGTCGTACCGGCCGGCTGGATACTTGTCGTAGTTGTACCGCCACCACCGCCCCCGCCGCTGGCACCGCTAGCCACGCCAGCACCGAAGCCAAACGCCGCGCCGAATGGCGTGTTGCCGAACGATTGTTCAAGGGCCTTCAAGATCAGCATTTGCACGATCGCACGGGCGATGTCCTTTAGAAGATTCTTGAAGAACTCATCCCACGCGACCTCGGCACCGAACGCAGCGTCGACCATCGTGTCGCCAAGCGAAAACGCTGCGGTCTTGGTCGCGTCGGCAAAGAGTAGCTGCGCGTCCGTGGCTTCCTGTACCTTGGCGACGAACTTCTCCATCTCCTCGACGGTCAACGACACACCCTGCTCGATCTCGGAAACGCTGACCTCGATCTCCTGGTGTTCGGCCGCGACTTGGCGGGCCAGTGCAGCTTGCTCTTCTAGCGCCTTGGCCGTGGCTCGACTTTCCTTTCGGATCTCCTTCTCTGACGCAAGTCGAAGCTTGTCCATTTCCTCGATCCGAGCCGTCAACTCTGCAATCTTCTTGCGGCTTTCCTCAAGAGCATCATTTGACGCTACTAACTCCTCGCTCAAAGCGACCAGTCGCAGCGCTCCCTCACCCTGACCCTTGAAGCCGTCTATTGAGCCTGAACGCAGAGTGTCGTCGGCAATGCGCGCCACGGCATCGCGTAGTGCGACAACTTCCTCGCCGCTCAGTTGCGCTAACTCTTCAGTAGAGAAGAACCTCTCGATGAGCGTACCGACAAACGCTTGACCGGCATCGTCGGCAGTCGTGTTGGCTTGACGCTGCGTATTGATCCAATCGAGCAATGCGTCCGTAGCGTTTTTTACGGACGTTTTGAACTTCTGCCAACTGGTTGCGAGGGTGTCCACTTCAGGACTCAAGCCCGTTACGGCCAATTCCGTAGCGGCAACAGTCGCGTTGAAGAATGCCAACTTCCTGTCCGCGTCGGTCAGCTCGTCGGTGCTCAATCCCACGGACTCTGCGTATCTCCTATAGGCGGCCTCGGAATCGATGACGATGCCCAAGTTGTCGAGCATCATCCGCGACTGCCGGCCGATCCCCACGATTAGAGACTCGACGGACTTGGATGCGGTAAGTCCAACCGCGCGGCCCAGCTTTGTAGCTTGCTCGGTCAACCGCGCCATACTTCGTTCTGTCAGCGGGAGTCCTAGAATTATCGCGTTGTTCGCCTGCTTCATCAACTCCAGATTCGTTACGACACCGTCGGTCGCCTCCTGGAGCAGCGGCAGGAACTCCGCTGTTGCGTTTATTCGATCCCCGAGAGTGTCGAACGAGTTCCTGAGATCCGTTACACGCTGCGCCGCATCGGCCAACCTATCTATCGCGATGACTGTAGCCCCGACAGCAAACGAGGCGATCAACGATGCGTTTCTCAGCCGAGCGATAGAAATGCGGGTAGCCTCGATCCCCGAGGCTGCCTTTTTGGAACTGTCTGCGACGCGCTTGTTGGCCTTTTCCGTCTCGCCCGCAAACCGCTTCATTGCGGCTTCGGCATTCTTACCCTGGACGTCTATCTTGAGGCGCAGGACGTCCGCTCGCGTAGCCATTAGCTAACGTCCTCGGGCCGGATCTGCCCGTAGTGCTTGCCCGTCTCGCGCTGCCAGGCGACCTTGTCCTGCTTCGTCATCAGCCCGTGGAGCATCTGCGCCCCGGCAGCCAGCCACGTGTGATGCGACCTCGGATACCCGTACAGGTCCAGCGCCGCGCGGTAGCCCTCGAGACGCGGCCGGCCGCCCATACCGTCGACCTGTGCCGCCACCAGCCTGTAGAACGAGATCAGATACCAGTCCTCGGACGTGAGGATCTGGCGCGCCTGACACCCGGAGCATGGTGAGAATCGAGGACATGGTTGCTCATCCGTGCAAGTCGTTTCCGCCGTCATCAGCGCCGGCAATGCGTACCTGGCTAGTCTGAGACGGCGTCGCCTTCCCCCGCCGCTGCGTCCTTGATCGTCTTGGCAATCGTCTCCGCGATCATCCGGCGGGCCGGGGGCCAATGGGTGTAGAGCTCGACGCGTGCCTCCAGCGAGTTCTCCACGTCGTCCCCGCCGGGCTCCTCCGGGTACCCGTCGAATCCGACGAACACCGATTTACAGAACTCAGCCACGACCGGGGGCGTCATCACGTTGAACAGCGACGCGGACGCCAGCCCCGAATCGGCCCCGGGGATCACCTGGCATCGTAGCGGGTCGCCGTTTGCCGGGACGCTCCAGACCGGCTCGCCCATCTTCAGCACTTCGGATCTACTTGGCACAAAGCCTCCTACGTGAATTTCAGACTGACCAGTGACGAGATCGTATCGGCCGTCTGGCCGAACACCTGGAACGGGACCTTCAGCCGCCGTACCCCTTCGCTGTCGATCTGCTCGGGCGGGCCGACGGTCAGGTCGTTCAGCGCGACTTGCCATTTGTTACCGGCCGTGCCGCCTACCGGGCCGGTGTTCAGCGATGTGACGGCGTTCTGGCCTGACCATTTCAAGTACACGTCGTCGGTGGCGACGATCGTGGACTCCAGATCGAACGAACCGACCGGCCGACGCCCCGTGATCCGCGACCCGTAGTACCCGTGCGTCGAATTGACGTCGGTCTGCAGCGCGACTACGTTGCCCCAGTCGAGCACGAAGTTGTCGACAGCGTTGATCGTCACGCCAGCCGCGGCGAACGTGCCGCCCATGAACGCCGGGGAGATGGTGTTGTCGTAGGTGACACTCTCGAGCGCATCGTCCGTGACCGCGGAGTAGGCCCCGGTGAAAGTGAAATCGAGGTAGCCGGGCATCCCCGCCTCGCCCGTGAGTACCACGTTTCCGAAGCAGCCGACAACCTTGTACGATAAGGCGTCTGCCGCCGGGTCCCCGCCTTCGAGAATCGTCACCGAATACGACTCGTGCGGGTTGCCGCCCAAACTGTCGAACGTGTTCGTAATCAGGTACTCGTCCGAAGTGCTGATGACGTTGGTCACTGCCAGCCCGCACGCCTTCAGCGCCAGGTCGTAGGACGGCGCCGTGCCCGCCGTGCCGGAATACTTGAGCGGGATACGAAACGTGACCGTGGCGCTTGCCTTGCCCACAACGTCCGGGGCCGGGACGTGGTCGCCGCGCACGAGTAATTGCGGGACCATATCGGAATTGATCGTGTAGACGATGTTCTCCGCCAGGAATCCGTCGCCGGCCGTCTGGGCCGTGTAGGTGTTCAGCGGCGACTCCTCGGTAACGAACACCTGCGCCATACCGATCTGAATTTGCGTCTGTGCCACGGGCTACTCCTTCGGCTTCGCGGCCGTTTTGCTGGTCGGCTTGGGCCTGGGCTTCTCGCGCGGTTTGTCCGCCCCGGTATTCTCGTGGATCGCCTTGCGCGGGCTGATACCGGGGACGAGTTTCCCCGTCCCGTCGTCCTGCCAGTTCCCGTATTTCATGCCGTCTCCCCGCACTGCGCCACGACGTCGAGTTCCACCACGCCCTTGAGCTTGTTTACGCCGTCGTCTAGTGTCACGGACCCACGCGCCGCACCCTGCGTGTCTGCCACGAGGACCTTCTTGATCGCGTCGTCCGAAGACCCGATGGTATGGTCCGCAACGATCACGTTGTAGATGCCCGTCAGGTACCGCCGCTTACGCGTTTCCATATCGGACCGCGTATCATCGTCACGGTTCCACCAAACAAGCCGCAGCGTCACGGGCAGGTTGTAGTACGCCGAGGATCCGCGCTGCACGTCGTGGTTCGGATTGATGAACTCGTACTCCTGGTCCTCGAAGATATGCACCTCGGGCGTACCAGCACCCGTAGCCGTCACTTGCTTGTCGAACTGGTGATAGTCGCCAGACGCAGGGACGGCCATCGTGATCCCGTCCGCCCGGTCCGTATCGATCGCGCCGAGCTCCGTGCCCAGTTGCGCCTTCAGCTGAGTATCCAGCGCCGAGACCGAACGTTCTGCGAGTTTTACTGCCACGCCGGCATCCGAGAACGAAACATTGTCGCAGAACCAGTCGATACTTCCGGTGAAACTGTTGCTGGAGAGCTGAGTCGCGAAGTAAAGCGCATTGCTCGTGCTGTTCGACGTGACGGTGTACTTGAACTGGTGCCACACGTCGGCTGCGAACTGCGTCGACCGTATGAGGTCAATCGAAGCTCGCGACATTGACGTGCCGTTGGGGTAGTGGCTGACGAGCATCTTGAACTGCTCGTGGGAGATGTCGGTCCACTGCAGCCAGAACGAAACGTCGAACGCGTTACCGGCCGTAACGACCATGTCGGGCGACTGCGCCTCGGTGTTGGTGCCGATCGTGTTGTGCCGCATCCTGAGGGCTGTAGCCGAGCCGCGTTGCGTTGGCGTCGAGACGTAGGCGCCACCGGTACCCGCGAGTGTCCAGTCCTCATTCTCGAACGGGCTGATAAGGTTTGCCATCTCACGCCAGCCCCCGCCGCGGTCTGGGGCGCGACCGCCACGCTGCCAACGCTCGCCGCAGCCGGTCGAGTTTCACTTCCGCGAGGTATTCCGCGACCTTCTCGAACAGCCGCCGCTCCTGCCGCCGTGTCTGCTGCAACGGATCGCGGCCCATGTCGTGCTGGTACGCCCCGACGATGTTCCGCGTCCCTACTTCGATCGTCGCGCGTGGCTTCAGTCTCGTGGTCTTGACGTGGTCCGAATCGTTGACGTTCGACAGGCCCTTACGTAGCCGGCCGACACGTTGCAGAATCTTGCGCCCCGGGAACTTCCGCGCCTTGGCCTTGGCGTAGCTGTCCGACAACGGCCGCCACTTCGCGCCACCGCTCGAGCCCTCGGTAGCAAACAACCGCTTCTCGTGCTTCGCGAACTGAATGTCTACCGCGGTCGCCATGTCGTTCATGTCCCGCTGCGTGAGTTTCATCAGGGACGCCATGTCCTTCACGCGCGGGTTGACCTCGGAATGGAATCGGGCCTTCACTAGAATTCCGTCGCACCAGTGATGCGGAGCCCTTCCTCGGTACGGTTGACCGCAGCCGCCTCTGTAATCTCGCCTGTCGACACGTGCGTCGCGGTGCGGGTCGCGAATCCAACGTACAATTTCGCAAGCATCGGCAGCCGTTCCTTGTGCTCCTCCCAGTCGGCGAACAGCTCCGTGACCCGCTCTGTCCTGGCCGGCTCTGTCGTAGCTCCCGACGCTCCAAACACGTCGATTGCCGCACCGACCGCGTTGAAGTGAATCAGCGAGAATTCGAGCGCCTTCCCGGCATCGCTTGACGTGTCGATTGCAGTAGCGAAACTAGCCGGACCCGGGGCGTCTTCGCCCATCACCGAGACCAGCGTCGAGTACAGGATAGCCGCGCGCGACGCCATGAACACGAGCAGTTGCGCCTCGGTCGGTACCGTGCTGGCCGTGAAGTCGCTGAGGTACTGGACCTTCGCGATCACGTCCGCTTCTGCGCAATAGCTGTCGCCTTCTACCGCCACGTTGCTAGCTCCCGAACGTAACGCGCTTGGTGCGTTTCGGCTTAGTCGCCCTCGGCTTCGACTTACCGACAGGCTCAGGGTCGTCAACAATCTGCTGGCGTGAGGTCGCGATCTCGCAACCGCGGTCGCGCAGCCAGTCGATCTTGTGCTGCGGCAACTCGACATCCGTCGGCTCGTCGCAGGGGAAATGAATCTGGAACGCACGAATCCCAGGCGGATGCCCCGCTGTGTACGTCAGCGTTGCAATGATCTTCTCGGCCATGTCGTCTCCGATCCGGTTGGGGGCGAGCCACGCACCGACCCGCCCCCTTCCAGTGCCGTGCCCTATCTAGGTCGTGGTTCCCATCCGGACGGCATAGCGCCAGTCGCCGTAGCCGCCGTTACCGTAGGAGAAACTTCCGATCCAGCTGTCCTTGGTTTCCTTCTCGAAATCCGTGCCGATGCCAGTCTCGAACGAAGTGGATTCGTTCGTCTGGTAGATCAGCGGCTTACGTACTCCGCTCGGGTTGACCATGAAGAACTGTCCCACCGTGGCAGTGTTGGCCGTAAGCCACGGGTTGAAGATCGTCCGGTAGAGCCCTTTCAGGTCGTTCCCGACAGGCCCCGCCAGCTGGTCTACGATCTCGATACGCTTCGCGATTGACACGTACCCAGCTGGCACGTGAAGCTCGAACACCGTGTCTGGGCTAGGGGCAACCGGGTCGCCCTGCCCGTCGAGGAATCCGAGAAACGCATCCCGCATGGACCGGATCATCGTCGCCCATTCCGCATCGGTAACGACACCGATATTCACGTCCGCGATCACCTGTGTCAGGTCGTTGTCCTGACCCGTGGTGAAGTCCGCGCCCGGGTCGCTGTGGTCAGTGTCGAAAAAGAACTGATCGTCCGGTCCGGTCGCGGTGTGTCCGTTGTTCAGCAGATCCGCGAGAATCTCCTGCTTGTTCTGCTGCGCCTTCACGCCGAGCTCGCTCGACAGCGCGGCAATCTGGTTGAGCTTGTTGTTCTTCATCATCTCGTATGAGATGTTGACAGTACTCTCGCGCTTCACGTTCGTAATCGTGTAGCTGATCTCGGGCACGTCCTTGTGCTTACGAGAACCTTCCATCACGATAGGCGAAGGCGCGGCCGACAGGTAGGGATACGTCTCCTGGTCCGAGTTCGATGTCGTCTCGAATGTGGAGCCGCCCATGACGTCGGGCTGGGTTTCGAAGTTCTGCCAGAAGGCGCGTTTCGCCGTCTCGCGCTGGAGTTCGGTTCCGTGGGTAGCCATTGTTCAGTTACCCCCTAGACCCAGCCGAGCGTGGCGGAATAGATCCAACCGGGATTGATCGTGACTATCGCTCGAGTCGTGTCCTCGTTCGAAATCGCCGAGATTTTCCCGATCAGGATGTCGTTTGCCGCGAGAGTCGCGTCCGCGCCCGTCACGGCGTCGGCCTGATTGTCGCTTGCGGTGCCCGTCACGTCGACGACCATCACGTCGCCCACGTCGCCCTCTGCCGGTGTCGCCATCGCAAACGCGAACGTGCCCGTGATGTAACACTCGACGAGATCGTCCGCGGCCGCTGCGACAGTCTGCTTGACGCAAACGCCCAGGAACACGTCGCCCGCTGCCGGGGTCGTCACTTGAGCCTTGCCGTTCGTCGCGTCACCGAAGACCAGCGCACCGCGAAAGAACGTGTCCGCGCCCACCGCCTTGAATGCGTACTTTGTCACGTTCGATCCTACAACCGGAACGTGAGTGTCCGCCGATAAAGCTGCCATTTCTGTTGTCTCCTCTACTTGCCCGAATCGTCAGCCTTCATCCGGGCCAGGTCGTTTGCGTTCTCGATACCCGAGAACTTGGGGTCGAGACCGAGGCGCGAGAGTTCCTTCTCGTCATCTGCGGTCAGTTTCACAGCGGCGTCGGCATCGGCGGGGGGACTACCCGGGCCAGCGGACGTGGCGGTGTTGTCTGACTTGACGGAGTTCTGCGCGGCCAACTCTCGAAGCGTTTCGATACTGAGACTTTTCGCCGTCAGCCAGGCGACCGGGTTCGCTTCGCAGCCCTCGAAGAAAGCCGCGGTGAAGCCGTTGCCGACCATCGTCTCGGCGAGTGTCAGGACCTCGGCGGCTTGCTCCTTGTTCTTCTCCTGCGTCTCCTTGGCGCGAAGCTCGGCGTTCTCCTTCTCGACCCGATTACACTTCGCCTGAGCCGCGCTCAGCTCCAGCTCGGTCGTAGCGTTCACGGTCCGCAGCTCGTCGTACTTCAACGAGAGCTCCGCCCCGTCCCGCACCTGGGCGCTCAGTTTCTTCTCGAGACCGGCAATGGTCTCCTCGCGAGCCGCGATCGACTTCTCGGCCAGCTCCAACCGGGCAGTTTCGTCTGACATCTGCGGTCCTCCTTGCCCTTTGTTTGGGGCTGGTTCTTCTGTCAACTGGAAGTCTACTAGCGCACGGAAACTCTCTGCGGACGTTACGTCCCCGGTCGCGGCGATGTCGAACACCGTATCTACCGCGTTGCTGTTCGTGAAGATGAAGCCGGTCAGTACCCATCCGCTCATCGTTACGGTCGGGAGTACAGGGCTCAGACGCGCCTCGACTGAAGTAGCACGGAACGCCTTGCGGCTGACGATCAGTTCCGTGGCAAACTGGTCGAGCTCCGCCACGACAAGCAACGCGCCGTCATCAAATCGCGCCGACCGGGCAAACGCAATCGCCGGCCCGCCCTTGTCCCTGTCGTGCCCGCCGTCGATACCGTCGAATCCAATCGTCACGGGACGGGGCCACTCCGCAAAGTTCGCGGCCATCTGCCGCAGCTCGTCCTCGGAGATGCTGCCGTCCTTCTTGCCACCGCCGTGCGTCTTGGAGAAGTCGACCTTGTCCTGTACGGTCAGGACCGGGACTTCCACAAGCGACGTGCCGTTCTCTCGCATCTCGATCACTCGCGCCTTGATCGGGTCTGCTGCTGCGAACTTCATGACGGCCCACCTTGAGGCTGCGGCGGTGTCCACAGACGCGCCCCGGCTTTCTTGCGTGCCTCTGCGAACTGTGCGGCTAGTTCGGCCTGCGCGGCCATAACGTAGAGCATCGTGCGGAGACCTCTGGCTATGGCCATACCTGGATTCGCTTCGCTGTCAATCGCATCGGTTAGATCCGACGCGGCCTGCTCAAGCGCGGACTGCATTTCCTTCGGTGTTTTCATGCCGCCACCGCCACGTAGAACCCCCGACAGTTGTCTCCCCCGAGACACTTCGAAGGCGGCAGAAACTCGTGATAGGCCGGGCTGTCCACTTCGTAAATTCCACCGTCGAGATTCGCGCATACCTCGCACGTGTTCGCGTCGAGTACTTCCGAACGCACAACAAACTCCGTCTTGCCCGCTACGTTGGCGCTCAGGATCTCAGCCGATCGCCCCTGGTTGTACGCCACGCCGCTCGACGTGCGGGCAAGGTGCTCCTGGGGCTTCACGCTCAGTCCGTCCATGAACGCCAGCAGCTCCTTGTCCATCTCCGCAGCGGACAACCCCTGGCGGTCCAGCCGCGCCCACTCGTCGAGAAACTCACCGCGCATGCGGTCCCACATCGAACCGACATCGACTGTCGCCAGTACCTTGGCCTGGTCGTTGAACGCTTCGACGTGCCGCTCAAGTGGCATCCTGGCGCTCCAGTTCAGCATCGACGTGGGCGCTTCCCTTCTCGCCAATCTCTCGAAACACACGCACCAGCGCACTACGCGACCGGCCGGCACGCCTGAACGCAGACCGCTGCTGCCCGTGAAGGTTCCCGGTCGTGATCTTGCCGGCACGCAACCGGCCCATCAGGTCGGCAATCATTTCCGTTCGTACCTCACGTAGCACCGCCAGCACGTCCCGTTCGCCTACCCGAAACGTCTCCTGTACCGCGGCCAGGTCGGTAAAACTCGCCTCCAGCACGGTCGGGAAACCTGCCCCCGTTACCGGGAGCGCCCTCCCTGCTTGGCTTCAGCAGCCCTTGGATGCGTGAACGGAAAGCGTCGATGTCACTCGCCGCCGCCGCTATGCTGGCGGGCTGCTCGGTAGGTGGATCTTGAGTAGAGTCTACGGGTCTGGTGGACTGAGGCGGGACCGTTGCGGGTAGCGGCGGCGGCTCCTCGATCTCGAATGCCTCGTCGGGTAACTCGATTCCAAGTCGCTGCACGATCTGCTTGCGCGACTCCTCGGTCTTGGGGATGATCCCAGCGGTCCAGGCCTTCACGATCTCCCCGAAGTTCTCAAGCTCCTCGTTCGGCGTCAGGCCTGAGAACTGAAGCTCCGGGCCTTCCTTCACGTCGGCGTAATTCATCGCGATCAGCTCGTCACGCAAGCCCGGCAGGTTCGCTATGCCGTGCATCTCGATCTCGGCAACGCAACGCGCCACAGCTTCGATCTGCTGACGCTCGCGGCTCTGCTGCGTATCCCCAACGGCACGGGAGCCGGTCTTTGTCTCGCCGAGCATCTCCGAACCCGTAGCCGCGGCGTGACTGATCTCCTGATTCTCCATCTCGATCAGCTGCGTCATCCCACGCTCGACGTCCAGGTCGGCACCAGCGAAATTGATCTCGGCCTTGTTCCCATCCGCACTTTTCGGCCCGACGAAGAACGCTTCTGCCATCGCCGTTCCTCGTGACGCCTTTACCGCAGTCTCGAACGCTGCGATAACCGGCTTGGTCCAGTTCTCGGGGTAGGAGCCCATAGGCATCGGCGCCCCGGCCTTACTGGCCCAGATCGTGCCCGCGCGCAACTTCGTGTCCTTACGCAGCCACGCGCCGTACATCGACCGAACGAACGGCCGGCCACCGTAACGCGCGCCTCGCATATCCCACGCATACAGCGCCATCTTGTCGGCCGGTACGAACTCGTCGAACTTGAATACCTGATTCGGTGTGGTCAGCCGCCGATTGACACCTACGATGTTGTCGAAGTCGTCCAGCTTCCACGGCTCGGAACCGTCGATCGTGATCGGCTCGAGCCATTGGATACGGTCGAACACACGCTTGGTCCCGACCGTGCGTGTCGACTTGTGGAATACCGAGTAGCCGTACAGCAGCATTTGCAGGATCTCGACTAGCCGCTGCCCCTCCCAGGACGTCTGGCACCAGAACTCGCAGCCGAACTGATCGCTGTTTCGCCGCAGCAGATTCGCGTTGCAGAACTCCGCGACTTCCTTGTCCCGGGGCTTGTCACTCGCGGCCTTGTACTCCCAATCCGCACTGAGCAACGGGAGCATGTTCGAACGTAACGCGCCCTTGATGTGCGGGTCCGCTTCCATCAGTTCGAGCGTCGCCACTCCCTTCGTGCCGGTCAGTAGCTCGTTGAACTCGTAATCGAACTCGCCGCGGCTGCCCATCGGCACACCCGACGCTACGCCGTTACGGTTCTGCGCGGCGCTGATGCGTGCACGAAGGACCATGTTCTCCGCGGCGAGCTCGTCCACGCGACCACGGGTCACGGGCGCAAGGGAACGCAGCGTGTCGAGCCAGCCCACTAGAACACCGCCCCGGCTACCGGATCAGGAGTCATGCCGCCCACCGACACGTGGACGTAAGTCTCGGCGTGTACCGGGAACAGATACGCCATTCTGTAACCGTCCGCATCGGTGAAATGCGTCCGCCGCTTGTCGCGCTTGTCGATCTCGCGCGTACCCTGGCGCCACGACACTCGAGCCAAGTCCTCGATCAGTCCCTTGGCCGACGGGTCCACGTGGTAACGCACGGTGCCCGACGCAGACTTCAGCATCCCGTTGTACGCGTTCACTCGATCAGCCACAGCGGGATGTGAGGCGGGTACGTGCACCGTGAGGGTGTGGTAGTACGTGCCGAGTATCTCGCGAATGATCTGGTAATCGGTTTGCGATGCGCTGGTCTTGCGGGCCGATCCTGAAGGGTCGCCGTAGATAGCGACGTGCTGCCGCGGCTCCGGGTAGCGGCCGATCAGCTCCTTGCACGCCATCTCTGTAGTCGCGCCGCCCGGTATCGCAATCTCGCCTAAGACCCAGGCTTCGTCCTGCTTGTGCTGCCCGATCGTCCACGCCATCGGGTCGACGTTGAAGTCGCACGACACGTCGAGCTCGAGGCCCCGCTGGTACGCGATAGGTACCGCTGCATGGACTGCTCGATCGAAGCTATATACCGGGAGCTCGTTCCAGTCAGCCCATTCCGCTCCGTAGAGGGTGCGGAACTGGACGTCGGACATTCGCGCGGCTTCTCGTTCGATGAATCGGACATAGACACCTCGTTCGCAGCTTGGCGCGTGCGCGTCACCGGTCCCCAGCATTGGCGGGAGGTCACAGGGGCAGCTATGAGCCTCTGCCCTGTCGAGCCATGTCCAGCGACGGCACGCAAATCCGTCGTGCCCTGCGTCGGCGCAGTTCCAAATGTGCTCGCCGGCCCCGCCTATCTCGCCGACGTTCCCCAGGTAGCGGGCTTGGCCGAACCCATCGGTAATCGACTCGGCGCGTCTGCTCGACATTGCGGAGTAGGCCGTGTCGGTCAACTGGCCGAACTCGTCAACGACCATCCCGAGCACAGTCGGCCCGTACATACCCTCGGGCCGGTCCCACGAGCGCCCCTCGATCACAGCGTCACAGGTGAGCGTGATCTGCAGCGGTGGCGTGCTGGTCTGAGACTTGAGTATCCCGGCGCTACGTGCCATGTCGGCGATATTCCGCATACCGTGCCGGGCTTGCATGTACGTGGGCGCCGCGAACCACCACGGGCGAACGTCGGGGCCGTGAGACCACGCTTCGGCGAGTAGCCAGAGACAACCGGTAACGGTCTTGCCGAGCTGCGGGGCTGAGACCGTGACGTCATCCTGCGCCCTACTGGAGAGTACCGGGTCCTGGTACGGCCGTAGCGGTGGGAGTACGAGGGTCTCCACCGGCAAGCTCGACTCTGCGTTCGGCTTTGGGCGCTGCGACTTCGAGCTTGACGGATTGCGGCGGTTGGCCGTAGGCGTGGGCAAGGAGCGTTGCGAGGATTCGCTCATTCCGAATGGCCTTCATCGCCAGCCATTTGCGCCACCGGGGTTGATCGAACTTGGCCCGCCAGTACGTTCGGAACTCGACCAGCTGCGGGTCTGGTTTGCGCCCCGAGTTTGGTCTTGGTCCGCCACGTGGCAAATCGGTTCTCTCTGGATAATCAACCCGAAGTGGGGCGGATTTTGTGTGGGAGCCCGCCCCGCTCCAGCGAAGACCGACGCGGCTATCTTGTGCCGTTTAGCGGCGTGCTGTCAACCAGAGTTGCAGATTCGAAACCGTTTCGGTGGGGGTCCGAGACGATCGAGATAGTCGTCGCCGTGGATGGCGATGGAGCAGCGTCGCATTCGTGCGATGGCTCGGTTGATGGCTTCCTGGGGTTTGTCTGGGTCGGGGTCGGCTCTGATTCGCCATATGGCGTGTTGGCAGGGCCAGCAGTATCGGCCGTGTCGGCAGGGTGGTTCGCGTTTGCCGCAGACTTGGCATCGCGGGAGTGGGTAGGGGGTCACGGTTCGTTGCCGGGCGAGAACTGTGGGGTTTTCACCGCGGCCTCCAGGGCGTCGTGGCGTGTTTCTCTCGAGCCGCGGCCCAGCAGCGTTCGGGGGTCCATTCGGGCCGGCAGCGTTTGAATTCTGCGGCGTCGTGTAGGACAGGGGCGGCGTCGTCGGGTTTCTGGTAGGCGATGACGAGTAGTTCGGCAGCGTCGTCGTCGGCACGTAGTTCGGCTTCGGTTTTCACTGGACGCTCCTATCGGCGGAGGTTTTTCGACAATCCCAGATGAACCAGCAGGCACGACAGAACCACTGCCATCTCCCGTCGCAGCAGTTCGTTTCGCTGGATCCCAGTTTTGGCACTTCACGACGGGTCGCTCCTGAGTTTCACGAATCCGGACCGTGGCCGGCCGAGTCCGTGCTGCTGGCGGGAGTTTTCGAGGACTTGGCGGAGCATCCGGTCGTCCTCCGGTTCCGGTTTCTTTCCGGTTTCTTTCCGGTCGGAATCCGGTCCGGTCTGGTCTTGAGGCCGTTGGGAGGGGGAGGCCGGTCCGGGGTCGGTTCCGGGTTCAAGTAATACTCCGGACTCTGACTCCCCTTTCTCTTCCGGAGTAGGAGTAGGAGTAGGAGCATTGCCGTCCGCATTGCTACCGGCATTGCTAGGAGCATTGCGGGTAGCATCATTCTTGGCCCGCCAGCGGGCGTCTGCAGCTCGCTTGGCCCGGGCTACCCGGTCAGGTGCGTGGCTCACGTAGGGCTGATGCTCGGCCCAGTCGTGGATCAGTCGGGCTGCCCCCGGCCCCTCGAGGTAGCCGACGTCGACCAGGGCTTTGGCTAGCCGCCCACGCTTCCCAGACCAGCCCGCCGCTTGCTCTATCTCCGGGTCGGACATCTCGGCGAGGTTGCCGTCCTGGCGGTTCGAGGCGGCCCATATCCACAGCCTGACGAAGTGCCAGGGAGCGGTAGGGCCAGCGAGTCGGGCGAGTCTGAGGGTCTTCGGGTGATCGGGGTAGGTCGCGTTGACTCGGACGTCCACGAGCAATCCTCCGCAGCATCGCCACCGGGAGCCGGGCTGCGGTCCAACCCCCGGCGGCTTCAGGTCTCGTTTCGTCGCCGGGTGTACGGCCCGGCGTGGGGATTGTATCACGGGACCAGGCCTTTCCAGTCCACCCGGTGCCTTTCCTGTCCGATCCACTTCGGCCTCACCGTTCCTGGCCAGGCCAGGCCATACCGGTCAACTCCGGACCGCTCCTCTGCTGCCTCACCTTTCCCAGCCTTTCCTTGGAGCACCCCGCCCCTCCGCTGCTCTCCGCTCCATTCCAGACCTCTCCTTCCCGTTCCGTTCCTTTTCTGCCCGTCCGTTCCAATCCACAGCGGTCCCATCCTCTCCTTTCCGCGCCCAACCATTGCGGCCTCTCCAATCCCCGGGTTTCCTCGACGTTCCAATCCTTCCCCGTCCCATCCTCTCCTCTAGGCAACTTGTTTCCGAACGTCGTCGACCGATCGACACAGACGCTCGATCTCATCTTGCAGCCCCAGGCAAAACGCCACCTCCCGGGCTCGAGCCAACGCGGAGCACGCCCGCGTGAACTCGTATAGGACCGACTCCCGCGCGTTCTCCTTCTCGTTACGCAGCCGCGGAACGGAGATGTACCCCTGATCCCTGTTGCCCTTGGACTGGTCCCGGACGTATGCGATCTCGCGAACGACGCTGGCACCCTCACCGCGAACCAGCCTGACGCTACGAATGAGCGTCCGCGCCTGCTCCATTCTGTATAGGTGCCCGGCCTTCTTGTTGTTCCATTCGAACTCGCCGTGTAATGGGTGCTTCTTGTCCGTCGCCGCCTCGACAACTTGCTCGGGTGTGAGCCGGCCGTTCTTCTCCAGCACGGACAACGACTCGTACACCGTCTCGCGCTTCGCCTTCATGCCACCACCTCCAGTTCACGCCGCTTGGCTTCCTCGAGGAACCACGCGTAAAGCTCCTCCGTCTCGTGGTCGTAGTAGTCGGGAGCCGCAATCGCTTTGTCCTGCTGCTTGCGCCCCCCGGCCTTGACGATCTCCGACCATTTCTTGGACTCAGCCTTACCAGCGATGACGAACTGACCGTAATTCCCCGAGCCCTTTTGCTGGCGGAAATCACCGATTCCATTGATGATTCCTGCAGCGGCCAGCAGGTTGACAACCGACGTCTCCTTGAGCGCCGGGTACAGGTACTCCACGGTGATCTCACAGCACCACTCCCGTACTATGCCGCGCGTCCGCACGTCTGGAGTCCGCGCCATGTCGCTATTGCGGACGACGGACATGAACAGCGCCGGCACACCGTAGATCGGAACCTGGTCGCCGACGGCCCACGTGAGGCGCCCTATCTGCGACTTGGTCGCCCCGGGAATGTCCAGCGCTGCTGCAGCCATCGCCTTTTTGAAACTCACGGCCGGCTGGTAGAGAGCGGTCGGTCCGTCCTGTGCCAAGTACAGCGACCCGCGGAACTCTCGTAACGGGTTGTGCTTCAGCGTTGTCTTGCGTTCCGCAGCGTTCTTTTTCGGAGATGGAAGGAGCAGTTCTTGCCGCACCTTTCCACTCATCGCGTGGAATATCAGGGGCGACTGTCCCATCAGCCGCGCGGTGATAGTCCTTGTCGCCACTTTCGGTATCGAGACCTCTATCACTTCGTCCTTTTTCTTACTCATCCAAACCTCCCACGTTCGGAAAAACAAAAATTCACGACGCCCAAGGAAACCAACCTTCCCCCGCGTAGTCCCCGTGCTCCGTTGTCGATTCGAGTTCGTTGTACGAAGTGGCTATGACGTACAGCACCGCACCGCTAGGCACCTCCACGTCCAGCACGCAGTAGATCATCAGCACCTCGGGCTCGACGTAGTTATTGAGCCACGGCACGCACCCGGGATGCCCCCACACGGGATGAACGATTGCAGTGTCAGCAACGGTCTGGAACGTATCGCCGCGGTACCCGACCTTGAGCGTGTAGCCCGTGGCATTGTCTATGGCGTTCCAGAGAAACACGTTCCAGCAATATGGGCCTGTGACGCAGCGTTGGCTTGCCTGTGCCGTTACGGTCAGGCACAGGAACAGCAAGAGACTCAGTGTTACTCGCATTGGCACTTCTCGCAGAACGTTCCGTACTCCCGGAAGAATATCTTTGCGCTCTCGTGGATGTCACCCCCGAATACAAGTAGTCCATCTTTCCAAGTGAGGCGACCTTCGGACCCATCGGGGTGATTGAAAACTAAAGACCAAACAGGCGCCGCATATGGTGCCGTGGCGACTGAGGCCGTATCGTAGTCCTGGATTGCCGAGTTCTGGATTAACAAGAAGGTAGGTTTCTCTGCGAATACACCACCCTGCACGAACTCCACTTGCTCCGGTTCTGTCGTACTGACGCACGATACGCACAGGAACAGCAGCAGTGCCATCGCCCTACGCACCGTCGCGCCCCTTGAGTGCTGCGTAGAATGCGATCCGCAAGTTCTCATTCAAGTCGTTGGCAGGGTCGATACCATGGGGCCACTCGACATCATCGGGCCACCATTCCAGCCACGCAGCATCCCCGGCCCTCTCCCTCACGGCGCGGCCTGCTTGGAATGATGCCTTATCAGGAGAGTTCGTTTCCGTCTGTCCGCGTAGCCACTCGTGGAAAGAGCTAGCCTCCCCACTCTCGCCGGCCGGTGCGGGGGGACGCTCTCCAGGTAGGGCTCGTCTGTACGTGCCATCACCAGCAGGTACGAACTCTCCGGTACGGATCAAGTGCTCCGCGATGGGATCTGGACAGCACTCATCACAAGTCTCGTCCACGTCTGGACCTATCCCGTGCTGGCATTTATCGTCACTCACGGCTCGCCCTCCACAACCACGCCCTTGATGATATTGTCGTCAACAGCTGACCACTCGTCATCCTCGCACCACTCCAGGCACTCGGGGTCGTTGTCGGGCCAGCACCTACGGTCGCAACTGGTGGGCTCTTCTTGTGTGCACGGGCAACGCATGTACCATGTTCCGTTGTCACCCTCCCCGACCATGCAGCACTCCATGACTTGCGGCTTAGAGTGCTCGACGTGATTGGAGCAGCCCAGCATCAGGACGAGTAGCAGGATGGCGGCGGGGCGGCTAGCCATGGCAGTACCGCTCGTGTATCTCGTCTAACTTCTCTTGCTGTCCGTCAGTCAGCGCCGTACCGCCGCCGACCTTGGCGCACAGATCGGCAACGAACTCCGTCTCCCATATGGTTAATCGGCCAGCCTCGGCATGTGGTTCGATCTCGTCTATCTTGGTTTCGTTAGACTTCATGTTGGCACCTTCTGCGACTGGAGTGCCTTCAACGACCGACGCAGGATCTCTATGCACTTGTCCCGATCACCTCGGAGCACGCAGTATCCGAAGAAACCTTCAGTCCCTTCGACAACAGCCTTGCCGCCGCCGATGGAAATACGCAAGACGTTGTTCGGGTCGTCCGGCATCTTCGAGAAGTCCGGTGAGCGTAGCGTATCGTCGTCTCTATGACTCTGCATCGTTCAATCTCCTTTCGCCGGCCTGGCCGGGGTGGTGGCGTCAGTGAGGGACGTTGTCTTCGCCCCACTGGATTGCTTCCGGGGACGGCTCGTCGCTGCACAGCAACTCGTCCATCAGTTCGTTCTCCTTCTCCAGCCGCTCGACTTCCGCGACGAGGAACGGGATGTCCTCGCGGCTGTGGGCCGCTAATTCTGCGGCTGATGGATTGTCGCCGATGAAGCCCTCCAGGATGGCACGCCCGTGGCACAGGACTTTCGGGACTGCTTGCGAACTGCGGCCCCCCGTGCCTGTTCGCGGATACTCCAACGCGAACGACCACTCTCCACCAGTAGCCTTATCGCACCGCTCCCTTATCGCCTTGATTCGCTCGTCTCTACTTTCCATCGACACACTCCCTACACTGCAACCCCGTCTCGCGCCAAAAGAAAGTACCCATCGCAAACTTGCTGCCCTTGTGGTCCGGGTGCGTACACTGCGGCTTGGGCGGCTGCGGTACGTCCAGTCCTGCGGGTCTGTGTTTCTTTCGCTTCATCTTACGCTCCGGTACGTGGACTTGCCTAACCATTGCCGGCCGCTATCGCCCTGCGAACGCTTGGCCTCATACGAGCAACACCGGTCTGTAGTTGATAGAGCATTCGTTCGGTTTCTCGCTTGGCCCGTACCAGCAAAGGAGGTGACCGCTAGCCTCTCGTCGCCTCCACATCTTGCCCGTATAGACTCCAGTCGGGATCGAATGGTCGTACGCGTGAAGACGCAACAGGGTTGTGTTGGTCATCACTGCATGACTCTCGTCCACAAGGATCTCGGACGCTGGCGGTTGCTCCCATGAACGCCCGAGAGGGTCTGTCATTGCGGGGATCACTGCCCGGCCTCGCGGATCGTTTTGGCGGCGTGCTTGTAGCACATAGACTGCTGAATGATTACAGCTTGATCAGCAAGCGCATCCATTTGCTTCGCGCACCGCTCCCGCTCGCACTCGGCACGGATCTTCTCTTGCTTGTCACTGGACTTGCACCACAGCCTGTCAATCAGATCCCTTAGCGAGAAGTCTTTGTACGGGTCGCGGCACTCCTCGACGTTGGACTCTCTGGCCCATGTGTTCGCAAGGTCCGTGAACGTTGCCACTTGCCCACTCAAACGCTCCACCTCGGCCTCGGCCTTCTGGGTATTGCTCTCTATGTCCTCAACGTTGCGGCACTGTGAATCCTTGCTGACGCAGCAGGTACGGTGAGACTCGCACTCCTTGAGCGCCGCTATGTCCTTACGCAGTACACCCACCTCGGCTTCGGCATGTTCGGCCCTGAGCGCAGCGTCCCTTGTCGCGGCCTCGGCCTTCTTAGCGCGTGCGTGCGCTATGGCGAGCACGCCTTCGATATTGTCCCTCTCTTGGTGACCTTGGTTCCAGTTACTCACAACTCACACCCCCGTAGCAAAGCGGGCAGGGGCGAGATCATAACGACCACGGCCACGACCTCGACCTCGACCCCGACCTCGACCTCGACCACGACCACGACGACGACCTCGACCACGACCCCGACCTCGACCTCGACCAC